AAGTATGGCTATGCCGAAGCAGCAGCAGAAACAGTTATAGAAACAAATAATCCATCAGTGCCCGATATAGACTACAGAATACTTGTAGGGCCACCAGGACCACAAGGAATTGCTGGCAGGCAAGGAGAGATAGGGCCAAAGGGCGATAAAGGGGATTCTGGGCCACAAGGTGCCAAAGGTGAAAGAGGACAAAAAGGAGAGCCTGGAACTTCTACAGTTCTTACAAGCGATGGAGTAGTTTCTGAAGTTAGAAAATCTGGTTGGGCATATTATGAAAATTTAAATCAATCACAAATTCGTGTAGGATTATCTAGCGGAGATGAAGGATGGGTAAATATATTAAATGATGCAAAATCTGAGGGGACAAATGAACAGTATTTACCAAAAGGAAATGTAAGTCTATGGAGCGCAACAAGTCAACAATTAAATTTTAAAGGATTAGATATAGGAACCAGAGTTGAAATAACTTATTGTTTTGAATTAGAAACATATGGAAATAATACTGAGGTTTGGATAAGAGCCTTTTCTGAAAAAGCAACTTTAAATTCAACACAGTTTGTAGCAAATCTAAAATATAAATATCTTTATGATTTTTCAGTTACTCAAACCTTGTACGTAATAAATGACAGAATTAGAAAATATGGAATTAACCCACAGATTAGAGCAGATTTTGACGGGGATGTAAAAGTCAAATCTATCCTAGTCCACATTTCTTAGTGGTATAATAAGATCATGGCATTTCCTGGAACATACGACTTTGACTATTATCGTGGAGACACATTTGTTTTTACAATTACCCCGAAAACTTCTACTGGAGCAACATTTGCATTAGATAGTTACGCTACAGCACCTGCAACAGTAATTTTCACAATATCTCCTGCAAGAGGAAGTTCAACTGGAGCAATAAACTCTACAACTAATACAGGAAGTTTATCGGCAGAAGTAAATACAACTACAGATATTATTACTTGCACAATTAAACCAGACGCTAGAACTGTTTTAGTTGGAGGATCAACATATTATTATGATGTTGAAATCTATAACGGTGCTGCATTAAGATATACACTTTTAACTGGAGAAATTACAGTAACCAATGACGTAACTGGCGCATCATAATGCCAGAAGTTGTTGTTTATGAAGATTCTATAACTGTTTATCAATCAGATTTAAATATTGTTCTCAATACCGCTCCAAATTTAACGGCAATTGATGATGAAATAGAAGTAACTCAAGCAAGTGGTGCCGTTACAGTAAATCAATAGTTTTTATTATTATGGTATAATCTTTGTATGGCTGCCACAAATATTGGAACTGACGGAACTCATAAATATCCCCTTGCAAAAATGCCGGTGCTATCAGATGCCGCAGATATTCAAATTGCATTAAGAAATTATCATTATGGACAAGATACTCCACTTGCAAGTGGTGCTACCCCAACTGCTGGTATTGCAAAATATCTATATGACATTGAAGCATCAATTGCTGCAATTTCTACAGATGCTAGCACTGTTGTTCAAGAATCTGTTATGGATGCAAAAGGAGATCTTTTTGTTGGAACTGACAACAATGCTGTTGATAACTTAACAGTTGGTAGCGATGGATATATTTTAACTGCAGATTCTGCACAGGGAACATTTGGCCTTAAATGGGCTGCACCAGCAGCAGCATCTACTTCAACTCCTGGAGTTTCTCAATTAAGTGATTCAACATCAGAAACTTCATCAGTTAAAGCAGCAACTCCAACTGCTGTAAAAGCAGCATATGACAAAGCATCAACAGCAGCAACAACATCTGTTGCAGGTGTTGTTCAATTAAGTGATTCAACATCAACAACATCTTCTGTTCTTGCAGCAACTCCAACTGCTGTAAAAGCAGCATATGACAAAGCATCAACAGCAGCAACAACATCTGTTGCAGGTATTGTTCAATTAAGTGATTCAACATCAGCAACATCTTCTGTTCTTGCAGCAACACCAACTGCTGTAAAAACAACATACGATGCAGTTTCAACATTAAAACAAACAGTTGATTCATCAACTAAGACAGCCAACTATACATTAGATCCAGCCGATGCTGGAAAAATTATTATTATGAACGTATCTTCATCAACTTCAATTATTACAATTCCATTAGAAACCACATTTCCTGCGGGAGCAAGAGTCGACATTCTACAAATAGGATCTGTTCAAACATCAATTGCACCAGTAAGTGGAAGCGTTACATTAAATAGTAAAAATAACAATAGAAAACTTTCTGGGCAATACTCAGCAGCAACACTTATTAAAGTAGCAACAAACTCCTGGGTCCTTCTAGGCGACCTGACGGCTTAAGGATATTCCATGCTAAATATACTTGGAATTCTTACTTCAGCAGGCGGCATTAATGCTACTGGAGGAACAACTGTTACTTCTGGTGGATACAAATATCATACTTTTACATCTTCAGACACATTTACAATCAACTCCGGTCTAGGTAATTTAGAAATCCTTTTGATCGGTGGCGGTGGTGGAGGCGGTGCAGGATTTAGCGGTTTTGGTAATGCCGTAATAAATACTGGCGGCGGCGGAGGTGCTGGAGGCGTAACAAACCCAACAATCACCGGAGCAGGACCAGGTTCTTATACTATTACAGTTGGCGGTTTGGGTGGCGGTGGGTATCAATCACAAGGTGGTGATGGCAATTCATCTACCATTATTCAATCAAGCACAACTTTGTACACCGCATTTGGTGGCGCTGGTGGTGCTTATGGATCAGGTAATTTTGGTAGAAATGGCGCATCTGGTGGCGGAGGCGGTTGGACATTTTACACAGGAAGTTATAGCGCTTCAATAGGTGGAACCGGCTCGCAAGGTAATGATGGTGGTTCAGGGCAAGGAGGTTCACCATCCGATAGGGCAGGTGGCGGAGGCGGTTTTAGTAGTGTTGGTGGAACTGCTGGCGGTGGATCTGCAACAAGTTCTTATTCAACTTGGGCTAGTGCTACAACTACTGGAGTAAGCGGTGCTTACGCTGGTGGTGGCGGAGGCGCTTCTGGTAGTGGTTCCAATACAGGTGGCGGTGGTGGGGCTGGTAACGGCGGCAGTAATGGCACTTCCTCTAGCGCAGGAACTTCTGCAACGGCAAACACTGGTTCAGGTGGTGGCGGTGCTGGCGTTAATAATGATGGAAATTGGTCAGGCGGCAACGGAGCAACTGGTCTTTGCATTATTAGGTATTTGGCTTAAAAAATGTGCAAAAAGATTAATCAGGATACCTGGCTAACCACTCTTTAGTCTTCCAAGTAATACCCTTCCAAGCAGACCAGTCTTTACCACCATTACTCATATGATAAGCAATCTCTGCATTTTTAATGGGATCAAATAAATCTTCATTAGACTCTAGATTAAATTTATCCCGTCGATCTTGACCCATTGATCCTAGCATATTGATTTGAAATAATCCATAAGAGTTGTCTCCAGTGTTTCTATTTGGATTCCAAGAATTAGGAGTACCCATAGATTCTTTCATTACCGTTGCCCAAGCAACTTTAAGGGAATAGCCTTCAAACCCTACAGACTTTAATATTTTAATTAGTTCATCTTTTTCAAGAGGGGTTCCATATTTATATTTTTTCTTAGTTTTATTATTTTCTTCCTTAGAAACTGAAAAAACCGCCTCAGCGGTTTGGGTTTCACTTTTTGACACGGTACTACTCAAGTTATTTTCAGCATTAGCACTAGAATTAGAGAACAAAGCAATTCCAGTTACTGCTGCGAGTATTCCAATCACTATCTTATTAGTTGTCATGACTGTTCCTCCTTAGAAACAAAAACACCATAAATTATGGTGTTACTCACTAGTATATCATGGATTTGGAGATTGAGTCAAATTAATACATATGATATAATAAATTAAGTATGCAACATATAATTATACTAAATTTTGTTAGTTTTGAAAGGACTTTTAATGATAACTAGCCTATTTTTATCAATAAAAGAGAATTGCTTATGCCAATAATCGCTGCAATTGCATCAAATTCTGTAACTAATTTAGGGCTTGGAAAATCAAGAAAAATTTTAGAAGTTACATGGTTAGTTTTAGCCGGTGGCGGTGGTGGTGGCGGTGCAAGAAGAAGCGGTGGATCAACAATAATGAATGCTCCTGGTGGCGGTGCGGGTGGATATAGAACTTCAAGTGCAACATTAGCCCCATCAACAAACTACACTTTAACAGTTGGAGCCGGTGGCGCAGGTTCATCACCTGGTGATCCATTTACATCATATCCTGCACTTAGAGGCGCAAAAGGAAATACATCTACATTTAATACTATAAATACTACTGGTGGTGGTGGTGGTTTTTACTTCAACAGTATATCGTTTAGTGGTTCAAGTGCTGGTGGTTCAGGAGGTGGTGCAAGCGCCGCTTATACTCCCGGTTCTGGCAATGAAGGTGGTTATTCACCAGTTGAAGGTTATGATGGAGCAACATCGGGTGGCAGCAATGTAACCGGTGGCGGTGGTGGCGGAGCAGGTGGCGCAGGCAATGCAAATGGCACAGGTGGTACTGGAGCGGTTTCTAGCATTACAGGAACAAACGTAACAAGAGGCGGAGGCGGTGCTGGCGGTTATGGCTCCGGACAAGGAGGTACAGGTGGAGCAGGCGGTGGTGGCAACGGTGGCGGCGGAACTTATGGTTATGGAAATGCAACATCGGGAGGTACTAATTTAGGTGGCGGCGGTGGCGGCGGCGGAGGCGCATATCAAAGAGTAAATGGGGCTAGTGGTGGGTCAGGTGTAGTTATTTTAAAATACGCAGATACTTTTACGGCAACTTTTAGTGGTGGAGTTACTCAAACAACAACAAGTGCAGGCGGATTTAAGGTATCAATAATTACTGCAGCCGGTCTTTCAGACACAGTGAGTTGGACATAATGGCGCACTATGCATATTTAGATGAAAACAACATTGTTGTAATCGTTATAGTAGGAAAAGACGAAACAGAATTAATTGATGGACTACATCCTGAGACTTATTACGCTTTAGGCACTCCTTATACGGTTAAGCGAACAAGTTATAACGGCAATATACGAAAGCAGTATTGCGGAATAGGATATTCATACAATCCTGAAGCAGATGTGTTTATAGCACCACAACCATTCCCGTCTTGGTCATTAGATAATAATTTTGATTGGCAAGCACCAATACTATATCCAACAAATGGCAAACTATACACTTGGTCAGAGGATGAACTAAATTGGAAAGAAATAGTTAATGGCTAAATTAGGTTTTTTATTGGAAGTATGATATTATAGTAAATAGATAAAGTCCCCTACCGTTTTATTTAAGGAAAAAATGGCACCAACTACAAAACAGATATTTTTTTTAAGTGGTCTACCTAGAACTGGCTCTACCTTGCTAACATCAATTTTATCAGAAAATCCAAAAATACATGCTGAAGGTAATTCAGCCGTATGCCAGTTAATGTGGGATATCAAGGTATCTTGTGAAAGTGATGCCTCACAACAATTAAAAGCAAACAATAGAGATAATACCAAAAAAGATATAATTTCAAAAATACCTGAAATATATTATGCTAATACAAATAAACCTTTTATTGTTGATAAATGTAGGTCCTGGACTTTGCCAGCAAATATAAATTTGATTAAAGATTTTATTACAGATAAACCAAAAATTATTGTAATGATTAGACCATTAAGAGAAATTGTAGAATCATTTATTTACATAAACTCAATAAACAAAGTAAATTTTAATGTAGAACAATTACTTGCAAAAGACTCTGAACCACTTATGCGTTCATTAGAAGGAGTTAAGTTTGCTATAGAACAAAAAAATGATGACTTTATATTTATTAAATATAAAGATTTAGTTGAACAGCCAGAAAAAACAATAAAAAACATATATAATTTTTGCGGAATAGAACAGTACAATCATAATTATACTAATATAGTGAATAAAAATCCTGAAAATGATAATATTTATGACTTAGTAGGATTTCATGATGTTCGTTCCACAATAAATTACAGAGAAAAAAATATAAAATTACCTAAAAACATAGAAAAACAAATTGAACAGTTAGATTATAATTTAAACATTCTTTTGCATGATAATTTAAACAATAGTTATATTAGTTAGGACTGGTAAAAAATGATTATACAAATAATTGGTATTCCTGGATCTGGTAAAACCACTTTGGCAACAAAATTATCCTCTAGAATTAATGCTATTCATATTAATGCTGATTATGTTAGGTCAACAATTAACTCTGATTTAGGATTTTCTATAGAAGATAGAGTAGAGAATGCTCGTAGACTTGGTGCTATTGCAAAAATGTTATCAGAACAAGGTCAGGTTGTAGTTGTAGATTTCGTTTGCCCTACCGAAAAAACAAGAGATGTTTTTGGTAAACCAGATATTTTAATTTGGATGGATAGAATTAAAGAAGGAAGGTTTGAAGACACAAATAAACTTTGGGAAGATCCCATTCTTTATGATGAGTCTTTTGACAGTACAATAGAATCAGAAGATAGGGTACAATATATTATAGATAAGTATAATTTACCAGACTGGAAAGCCCCTACAACGTTAATGCTAGGTCGTTACCAGCCTTGGCATGAAGGACATCATGCATTATACTTTGAAGCAAAGAAAAGAACAGAACAGGTGGTGCTTGGTGTTAGGGATACTCAAGGGACTAGCGAAAAAGATCCGCTCTCTTATGAAGAAGTTAGGGGATATATTGGCAGAGATGCCAGTTTAAACTCTGCATTTGTAATAAAAATGCCCAACATAACAAACATAGTTTATGGACGTGATGTTGGATATAAGATTGAGCAGGTTGGTTTAGATAAAAATATAGAAGCAATCTCTGCTACACAAAAAAGAAAAGATCTTGGCATATGAAAGTAAATAAATCTAGATCTTTATTTAAATCTTTAACTTGGAGAGCCATAGCATTATTAACAACATTTATTTGTATATACATTGTTACTGGTAAAGCATCTGTTGCAGGTGCTGGCACATTATTGACAAATGGTGTAAACTTTATACTATACTACTTTCATGAACGTTTATGGAATAAAATTCAATGGGGAAGAAAATAATTATAAAAAACCATAAAAATCAATATAATTAATATAACTTGATGTGATATAATAAAATTATGGCTAAATACCGCAATCCAGACGAATCAGAGATGGACGTAAAGGCTCCTTCTACTTATAATATTGGAAATAAACCACCATTGGTTAACTGGACCGTTGTAATTGGTGATAGCGCTGCTTTTAGAATATACGTACAAGATGATGCAAGAGATCCAATTGTAGTAGATGATTGGGACATTGAGGTAGATTTTAGACGGTACTCTGATGATGTTGGAGATGATTTAATATTTAAATTAACACCAGTACAAGTAGAAACTGACGCAGATGGAGAGTTTGTAGTTTCTTTAACTCCCGCTCAATCTAAACAACTAAGAACTGGTGATGTTTTTGATGTTCAACTTTCTGATCCTACTAGGGTTTGGACGGTATGTCAAGGAGAAATGATCATGCTCGGAGAAGTTACAGATCAATCATAATGGCTAAAGCAACCCTTACTGACATTAAAATAAAAACTAAAATAACTCCAATAAAAGATTTTAAATCTTCGGGTATAAAAACAGTTGACTATTCTAAAAAAGTATCAATAAATGAAATACTTCCATTTAAAATAAAATTAACTAACATAGGTATTGAAGGTATAAATCCTTTAAATCCTCCAGGAATTGGTATGCAGGTAATTGGTTTTTCCAACTATATTTTGTAAAAATACTATGTTATAATATAATCATGGCCCGACTATCACTAGCAAATTTAAAGTTAAAGTTTCAAACAGGAGATCGCCCTACACAAGGCGATTTTGAAGATTTTATTGACACAGCAAGCGCTCAAGCAACAGATTTGGGTAGTGCGGGAAACAATGAGTCAACAATCAACGGCATTGAAAGTGCTACAGTAATTGATAATTTTGATGCAACAGA